CAAAGCCCGCATAAAGAGCGCCAACGAGAGAACTAATGGCAGCAAAAGCGACGCCCAACTGAGCAGGAGTAAAACGAAACCCGCCGAGTGACATTTTCTTGTCAGAGAGGGCTTCGATCTTCTCAATCTCATCTCCAAGGTCGCTCATGTCAGTTCTCAAACTTCGTGTTTTTTGTCATTGCTTTGAGCTGTTGCAGCTCGGTCTGTAGCTTTTGAATTTCTAGGCGTCGTTGCTGCAACTCTAGCTGATAAAGCGTATTGCAGTTGATGCGTTCTCGCGGTGCGTTAAGCGGTATGACCATGCGTGCAAAGACACCAACGTCTTTTGATTGGTCCTTGAAGGCTTGACTTTGATAATCGTAAGACCCGCCAACATTGTTGAGCGCACCCAGGACACCGAACTCAAAATTAACGCTGCCGCCTATCGCGTTCTTGCAATCTTTGTCACCAGCTCGGAAAGCATCCTGGGCATAGGTTCCCTGCGAGCTTGGAAGCTGCAACGCTAGAGATGAAGAGTCAGCGTATGCGGGACAAGCAACAAGCATCAACAGCACTCCCCATCGTTTCATTGCAACTCGCCATCAAACTTGGAACAAACCTTTGACGATATGATTGCATTCTGTGCTTTGTCTGACCGCAACTTTGACATCGTGCAAATGTAAACGGCGGCTGGCCTGTCTCTGTTTCTTATGAAGATTTCAAATTCATAGCTGGTGCCATGTGGAACTTTGATAATTTGATTGGTTGTGGCAAACGGAATGGCCACCATGTCTTTCGTAAACACACCAATCTCATAGTAATCAATATCTTGTCTGGCGTTAAACATACGCATCTTGGCGCTTACCAACCCGTCCACATACGATGGCATCAGTTTTGGATAGGTAGGCGTGAGTTCGTGAGCGGCAACCGAGGAAGCCGCTGTAATCAATCCAACCATAAGCGCCAGCGTTCTCAATTCGCTATGCACTCCGCCTGCACAATGGCTCGATAGGTGCCGCCTGGGAATGCTTTGCTGTAACCATATTCCGCAGTGCTACTCACCTCAAACCAAACCGTGCCAGCCACAGTCAGGTCAAATTCTGTCGTGGCCTCATATGTTACCTTATTGGTTTCATAACCAGACATAGAAGCGTCTGAGGTGTTTGAAACAGACGTGGAACCAGACCAAGCAACGGTATCTGAAAGCGTTGGGCTGGTAGAAAAGCTGGTTGGCGTCGTTATCTTAGCGGTGTAGTAGTCAGCTATCGCCACATCATACCGAATAATAGGAAGCACGCCGCCATCAGTTGTGGCTGTACTCAGCTTGTCTGGTGTGGGGTTTCCATAGACGCCCTGGGTATCAGTGTTAATTATGCACTTGGACGCTATGTTACCTTCAATGGTTGTTTCCGCCATTGCTGCCACTGGTATAATCAGGGCAAGCGCAGCAATCGTTGTTATCCTCATCACAAATCTCCTATTTGTATTGAGCATCAACCATCTGGTCATGTAGCAGTTGTTGAGCCAATCCATTCCGCAGTCCTTTGCGGTTCTCTGGGAGTTGACTGTCCACAAGTTTTTGTGTCTCTTTATAAGCGCCACCATCAATGCGAACGGCATAATAGGTGGTCATGTTTACTGTCGCATTCATAGCATTTACCAGCGCTTCCTGCGATATGGTGCTAGCTAAAGTGATGGCATTCTGAGAAGCAGCAAGAGCCTTTTCCATGTCATCTTTATCTTTTTCTTTTTCGTCGTCTTCTTTAGCAGCCTCTTCTTTGTCTTCCTCGTAGAGGTCAGGATTGGTCGGGTCCAGCGCGTTAGTTACGCTCTCATCTTCCAGTGTGTTATAGATTTCAATCTGTGGTGTATTTGCTTGATAAAGCAGAGGGTCTACATACCCTGGGCAACCTGGTGTGGTTTCAGGATTGACACACTCCTCAAACCGAAACGTGTAGACAACGAACTGGTCTTGCACCTGACCAACGCCTTCCGTTGTGATAGACCCTTCACCCCAGCGCGCTATAGGTGACAACTCAACTGGAATGAATTTGGTAATGCGATTACCAGGCACACCAGACCAGTCATCAGTCTCCCTGAATATGTAGCCGCCTTGGGTGTCTTTGTTGCTTATGGTGACTTTAAAATCATCGTTGGTTTGTTTGACTGTCCTATACCGATAGAGAACGCCATTTATCTCCATGCCAGGAGCCGCAGGCACGCCAAGCGTTTCGGTCGTCATGCTCCAAGACATACCATTAGCAGCGGCGTTGTACGTTATTCCGTACTCGTATGGCTCAGAGAAGGAGTAGCAGGGCCAAGAGGCCAAGCACACCGCCAGCGCCAAAGAGCGTCTTTGTGCCTTCACCTAACACCTCCGTCTTCTCCTGACCTGGCTTCTTACCAGGGTCAGACTCCCATGCAGCTTTTGCCTCTGCCCCAATCATCCCGTCATAAGGACATGGGGTGCCAGCATCCATCATCGCATCGAAGACACGCTTGTCCTGACACATGACAGACACTGCCGCAACTTTCATCCCCATATCATAAAGCGTCTTAGCGTTCTTCAGCTTTTCGCAGTTCATATCACGAACCGTCTGGCCCATGCTAATACCAAGGATTTGAGTCTGCACTGCGCCGCTGACACCAACGGTGCAGAGGTCGGAGTTTGCGCCGCCACTAAACTGTGGGGCTATAGCTGATGGTGGTGGTGACTTAACTGTGGTCTTCATAGACCCAGTAGTTTCAACCGTGCTTCGTGTAGTGGTGTCTGTGTAGATGGTGTCCTGACCCATCGCACTGAACGATGCAACAACTACAATCAGCGCGAAAATTGCAAACGCAATGATAAAGCGGTCAAACCAGGTCATTTCTTTTCAATAAGGCGGTCAACCTTATCTTCCAGACGCCGCAGATGGTCTAACACTCGGTCGGTCTCTTCTGAGTGTTCAGCACGCTTCATGTAATCTTCACGGGTCATATTGAGAAGAATTTGAATGCGCTGAACCTCTTTCGCCATGTTGGCGATATACCAGCCCGCTGGAACGATGATGAGCGTAATAATCACATTCCAAAGAATGACTGGTTCAATGGTCACCGTTAGATGCTCCCGCAGTCTATTGTGATGCTATCCGATGATTGGATTTGAACCTTTAACGTGCCGCTGGACGTGGTAAGGCCCTGACCTCTGTCTAGCTCCACCATATCACCCAATGCAGCTTTGAGAGCGTTGAACTTATCAACTAAGTCTGCAAGTTCACCCCTTGCTTGTTTTGGGTCATCTGTTGATGAGTCCAGATGGTTCTTCGTTGCATCAGCGGGTAGCGCCATAATCTAACTCCTATACACCTTTCGGACCTTTGAGGAATACACTCACGGTCGCATCAGTTAAAGTGCCACTAGAATTGAAAACCTTAAACTCTGCGGCTGGATTGCTGTTTACTGTTTCTGATTTGCTAACCAGGTTACTGAATAGTGCGGTGGTTCCTGAACCCTGAATAGCTGTTATGTACGCTGTTGAAATGTTCGCTGCACCATTTGTGATAGCTATTTTGAAATGGCCCGTGGCAACTTTCTGGAAGTTGGCATCACTGTAAGTGGCAAGGTTTATATCCTCTTTATCTTGGCTAACGTATTCGCCATCGAGAATGGTTGTCATGCCAGTTATGAACGGGTCAGTGCCAGCCATGCTGACTTTAATCTGTATATATCTTTTTCCCTCAACATTACCAAGCGAACCATAGCTTCCTGTCACGCCGCCATCAGCGGTTGTCCCTGTTTTCATTGAATAGGTTGGTGTTCCTTGTCCTTGAGCGTTGACCAAAGCCGTGAATGTATAATTAGCACCTAAATCGATCACTGGAGTTTCATATTCAAGTGGTGTGTTTGAATCTACTATTGCCGCCCATGTGTCAGGTAATGAGGCCCATGTTGCAGGCAAGTCAGCCCACGTCTGCGATGCTGTACTAGACAACGTGTTTTCATTTGTTATCCACGCATACGTTCCGAGCGTACCGTTCCAACTGTAATCTTCTTCGATTCGATAGGCTATCGCGTCTCTAATGCGTGGGTCACCTAGCGTGATTGTTAGGCTATGCGCGTTCTCTGATTCATTACCAGATGAATCAATCATCTTGATAGCGAACTTGTATGTGCCAGCCGCAAGCTCGTTTGTCTCGTATGGTGACGCGCGGAATATGTCCCGAATTTGGGTCATGCTTTCCCATGCCGCAGATAGGTTTGTGCTGTACTTGATAAGAACACCACCGCCAGCTTTCACATCCGCTGGGAAGTTTGACGTACCAAAAACAAATCGCCTAGTTCCATCAGGCAACCTTGAAACGCTGAAGCTCTCTATGTCTGGTGGCGGTTCTGTCTTACCGACTACCGTGTGATTTGTGACTGTTGCATAGGCTGTTTTTAAGCCGAGAGTGTTGATGGCTCTAATACGCACATCAAAATCAACGCCATCTTCAACAGGGGCTATGAAGTATTCTTCAATCTGAGTTGATACGACTGTAGTTGTGTAGTTGGTATCTGATGAACGCTTGTAGCCTATTTCATAAAACGCCACGAAGCTATTCGCTGGAGCCGTCCAAGTGGCTTTAATCCTAGAAACAACTGTCCCATCACCCGCTACACCAAGCTGAGCAGTACCAGATGCAAGAACCAAATTGGTTGGCGCTTGTAGCGTATTGAATGGGCTTGGAAGCGTGGTGTTAGGTGACGGGTCAACCGTTTGCTCTTCGCTGGTTAGATAGTCATATACGCTGTCGTCAGTTTCCTTGAGTGTAATATTAACGCCAAGATATATGGCATCGCCATTTGCGACTGGAGACAACGCAAAGTCTATGACTCGGAAAGCCTTAGTCGGTCTGGTTAGGGTAATCGTTCCAGTGCCAGCATCAGTGATGTCAATGTAAGTTCCATCAATAGCGTTTTGGAATGTAGTGGCCAGCCTGATTGTAGTGCTGCTAACTTTAATCACCCGATACTCTGTGCCTTCTGACAGACCACCTGGCGGGTCATCAGTTGATGAATCAACAGTTACTTTATCGCCTGTCTTAAACGCTGTTGCTGCACTCAGTGTGATTAAATCTGTTGAAGCTGCCGCACTGCTTATCGTCTCTGTGGTTTCAGTAAAACCAAACCGCTTGTTTTTCAGATAAATCACGTCACCTATTTGGCACTGCAAAGCTGACAGCTTGAACATTGCGCTCACAACCATTTCTTGCCTTGTGTCTAGCAAGAATATCTTGGCTACACGCTGCGCCATTGATGGAGATATTATGAAGTCAAATGCTAGGTCGCTTACAATTTCTTCACCATCTTGGACAGAAAACGCATTGCTTGAAACCGTTGGATAGTCAGTTGGTTGCCAATTATTGTTTGGGTCAATAATTACACCCTTGACGCTGTTAAAGCGTTCTCTGCGGCTAAGTTTAGGGCTTACTTGTAAACCGCCTGCTAGGTCATCTTCATCTAAGGTAAGCGTTGGGGTTGAATAAGAAGCGGGGATTAGTTGAAATTTTCCGCCAGCATATGACAAGGTGGCAGCCTGACAAATAATCATTGCACCAATTACAGACTTTGGGTCTTTTTCAGTATCTACTGTTCCATTTATTTCAAATCGTGGTTCACCATCTCTAGCAACCGTTATGGTTCCTGAACCTTCGTCAGTGATAGATATTTTTGTTCCAGCCCTTGCGTTAGCTAAAGATGTAGCGAAACCAAGTGTGCTAGTGCCATAGGCAACCGCATAATAAGTTGTTCCAGACACAAGCCCTGCGGGAACGTCAGAGCCTGTTATTGTGACGCGCTCACCGCTCCTAAAAACCATATCAGTTGCAAGAACTGAAACAGTGTTATTCGTTGTTGAGACAGACTGCACCTCCGCTGACTTAGAGGTTATGGTGACTATCTCATCAGAAAGATTTGCCGCAGCGGTAAATGATGTATCGTTTAATTCATCATTACTTGCAGCCATGCCATACTTTGTGTCTGCTAGGTAATCTCTGAGGATTAAAGCTGCGTTGTCTGTCCAACCAGTTGTTGCTGTCCTTGGGTCATATACCTTTTTCCCTTTTACAATCGTTCTGACAGTAGGAATTCCATTTGGAAAGTCTTCACGATTGTGAGTCATACGAACATAAATGTAGGCTATCTCAGACAGCTTATGGTCTGATGTCCATTTATCTGATGCCTCTGAAATTAAATTAGCATTTGCTGATTGCCCAGCGGTTCCAAGATAAGCCTGAATCTTTACATCGTTCGCATATTTTGTAGTTGTGACGGTTCTAAGCCCTGTGGTTGGGTCACCATCCAGTTCTATCTCTTCATCTTCTATCCAGAAAGATTCATAGCTTGAAATTTCATGACCAGCTATGCCGATGATAAGGTGAAGAATATCATCGTTATTGGTTGTGTGCATGAACAGGATTGGACCTGATAACTTGACTTGCCCATAAACCATGCGCCTAGCGGTAATGGGTTGTCTAAACATTGCAAGCCTATTTGCACCCTCAGAGGCCAAGGCCGCGCTTGCTCTTTTTATTTGTTTTTGGGCTTCACTAGCTTGATAATATGTAGCGGCGGCAGCAACTGTAGCTATCGCTGCGGCGGCGTATATATTTCCCCCAGTTTGAAAGAAAGTTACCGCAAACGTGACAGCAAAAGTTGACACGGCACTAACAGTAGCTGAATCAGCCATTGCTAATGATGGCAATAGAACGGCGCAAGCAACCAGGAAGAATGTTATTAGACGCCCCATGCTTTAACTCCCATTTCTATCGGAAGCAAAACCATGCCTTTCTCATCGCACATCGCCCAGATGCGCTTTCCATCTTCAGACATAATCCCCGTTACGTTTGCGCCTTCAACATTGCAGAGAACCACATCACCTCTCTGCGCCATCGAAACAGGCTTCTCCTGGCCCATAGCCAGCCCTATGTAGCCCGTGATGCCATCGGCCTTATAAAACGTACCATCTTTTCCTTTAATGCCCTTGAGGACGTGCTTATAGGCTTCTCTTTGGCTTTTGTATTTGCCAAGCACAGGTTGCATAGGATTCTTGCCAACTAAGGCTTCAACGCAAGCAGCGGCAAAACAGAAGCAGTCAGTCTGTCCCCAGACAAAATCTTTCTTCTGCCATTGCGTTATAGTTGAGCGAAGCCTTGCCTGCCAATCCTCAACTCGCCGCATTCCTATGACCGCATTGCTCAATCGACTACGCTCCCCACTTTACAGGAGTTTCTTGTAATGATGCGACGTAATCGAGGCCCTTATCTGATGGATAATCAACCTTCTGGTCTTCCGGCGTATATCGCCTAATCCTTGAGCGTTCCATATCTATCATTCGGCTTTCAGCGGTAAGCCTTATAGTCGCGCTGTCTTCCGCTTCACCTATAGCCATTGTGTCAATCTTGCCGCTGAATATTTTATATGGGTCAACGATAACCGTGTGGTCTTCGTCCAGAGCGCCAAGATAAATTGAACACGCATTGCCTTGATAGTTTTCACCAAGCGCCGTCGCTATCTGTTCTGGTGGTATTCCTGATAGTTGCAGTTCCACTCCAGTTGCTTTGTTCTCTGTCGTCTCATTGATTGGGCTAATTGATCCAAACGTGCCGACCCCATAATATATTTCGCCGCCGATAGTTACGGTTCCAATACCAGACCAAACTCTTGTAGTGTCTGTCTCAAATACAATTTCAACAGCTATAAATGGCTTTAGAACGGTCGCCGTTATCTCAGTGACCATGCCTGCGGTGAGGCTTCTAGCCATCAGAAAGCCTCCGTGCAGGAAAACGTGACACCAAACCTCGAAAGATAATCAGCATCCCAGCCTAGCTCATTAGCGTCCATTCTAAATAAGCCTTTGGCATCGCTATAAGTTACGTCTGTTCCGCTGCTTGCTGCCGTTTTTATTGGCGGTTCGACTGTTACAGTCGCGACTCCGCTTCCGTTTGTGCTGGCGTCTTCAACTATCATATGCAGCTTAGATGCAGCGCCAGTCCCAATCTGGATGTAATCGCCCGCCTTAAAAACATTTGATGTGCTGTTAAGCGATGTAGAAAGCTCTATATCATAATCGCCTACGGCTATAGCGGCGTTCAACGTAACGCTTCCTGAGATAACACCCTGGGCAGTTTTGCAGTCGGCATCACCTAACAGAAAGGTTCCTTTTCTGCCGTGTAGCTTCATGAAGAACGCCAGCCACTTTGCAGCCGTTGCCCGCTTCATGGGTGGCAGAGATACGGTTGCCATCCATAACGCTTTATCGTGTTCATGAACTTGTGTCGTTCCCGTGAAGGGCGATTGTGCTACAGCAACAGCGCGTGACATTGCAAACCTTGTTGATGTAAAGCCAACGTCTGTCGGATGACTTAGTGGGTAACTAGGAGCCGCCATCTATTAACCTCCGAAAGCCTGCGCGAAGGTTCCACCCCTGCGCCTAGCATCTACAACCGCCCGCAACGTGTCTTGTCTAATTGACGGCATCAGAGACATAATCTCAGCCCGCACTGTTTGCGCTACGCCAGTCTCTACATTGATTGTCTGATTGACCACTACACCATTTCCAGCGCCGCCCAGAATGTTCTTGGTATCCATGTTATTCTTAATGCTGCCCGCAGAGTGTGGAACAAATAGCTCTGGGCCACGCTCACCAACCAGCATAGGAGCTCTACCGCCACCAGCGAAGCCCCTAGCGGCACCGCCACCCGCTGTGCCGCCAATAAAATTAGCATCGCCGCCGCCAGTGAATGCTCCAAAAATTCCGCCAAGCAGCTTTTTAACAAGAAACATTTTTATCGCTTCAGCTATCATGTCTCTGACAAAGGACATGAAACTACTAAGCAGAGATTTCAGGCTTAATTTCCCACTAATAACCGCATCTGCAAGGGTTTCTGATATAGATGAGCCAAGTTCTTCCATGCGGTCTTTGAATGACTTAAAGAATGGATCTGTTTCCGCCAGCTTCATCTGCAAGTCAGCTATAGCGGCGTTGCCTTCTTCCATTGTAATTTTGCCATTTTCCATGGCGTATCTGACATCATCAATGCTTCGTTTAAGGTTTTGTTCTTCAGTCACTAATCCTTTAACTATTTCTTGTGCATTTTGGACTTTTCTATTGTGCTCTTCTACAGCTTTATCAGCCCTTGCTACTGCTTCAAGTTTATCAAGCAGCGCAGCATATTCAGCGGAACTCATATTTAAATCAGCCACTTGAACTTTAGCTAGCCCTTTTGGACCGCCTTTGGCTTCATAATCTATTTTTCCTCGTATTTTTACATTCTTTAGATTACCAGTGGCTTTTAGTGCTGCAATCTGTTCCTTGGTATAACCAGACAGTAAAAGGGTTGATTCTGCCAACGATTCATTTTGAGCATCAAGTACTTTTTTATAATCTGCCGCGTTCGCACTTCCACCCTTTAGATTACCAGCCAGTTCTGTAAATTGACCAATCAATTGGTCTACTTCTTCATTTCCGCTTTTTATCGTTGGAAATAATTTATTAAACTCTTCTTCTACTGTTTTAATTGCTTGGTCTAACACACCGCTTTTATGTGCCAAGAAAGCCAAACCTATGGCTAAAGGTCCAAGAAGCCCCTTTTTTGATACCGCATTAAAAAGCGCCAAAGCTGTCTTTGCTGACGCTATGCTAGTCGCCAAGGCGACAAAACCTGCCCCAAGAGCAAGAACACCTTTAATTGCTGCTAGTGCCGTGAGTGCAGCAATTCCTACTAGAAGCGTGTCAGTATGTTTTATAGCTAATTCTATTGCTGCACTTACCGTCCTTACTGCGGCAGCTAATACACTTCCAACAATTTGCCCTAACCTTTGCGCTCCATCCATGTTTTTTCGTAACATATCAGCAAGCTCTTTGAATGCATCAAGCAATCCAGCTTCCGCAACAGCACTTTGAAATTTAAATATTGAATCATTAAGCATTGACATTGTGCCATCGAATGTCGTCGCTAATTGATCCATTGAACCAGAGGCAGTGCCACCTGTTCCAAAAGTTGCTTGCAATTTCTTCGCTGTTTCATCTGCTGTATATGAAACGCCAGCCTGAAAACCAGAAAATGCTAAGACGCCTCTGTCTCTAAAAGTGTCTGCTGAAGCTGCACCAGCAGACATTGCTCTTTGAACATTAGAAGCTGCTTCCGCAAATGGGATTTTAAAGTTAGCAGCAATGTTTCCAGTAATTGTCAAAAGTTCATTAAGTTGTGATGCATTGTTTGCGACCGCTGATAGAGAGCCCGCGCCTTGTTGAATTTCTTGAAGTGAAAATGGAACCTTCGCCGCGAATTTTGTGAGCGTATTGAATGCCTTTGTGCCCTCTTCAACAGAACCAAAGAGGGAATTCATTCTTATTTTCAGACCTTCTATTTCCGCACCAGTGCGAACAAACGACCTGACAGCTACACCAGCGAAACCAGTAGCAATTAACGGACCCAAGCGACGCAGTACATTACCAACCCCGCTAAAGCCTGATTGCATTCTTTTCAGAGATTCATTTACTTTGTCTGTTGCTTTTCTTGTTTCGGTCTCAACACGCTTTAAATCACGCCGCAAGTCCGACATATCGGCTTGGATTCGGACTAACAGTGTGTCTACAGGTGGTGATACCGCCATCAGTCTGGATACCTCTCCATCAAGTCTTGTAACTCATCTTTACCTAGAGGCGGCGGTTTTCCTCCTGAGTTGAAATCAATGAAGCCATCACAAGCAGCGTAGAATTCTTGGAAACTCATGCCCCAAAACACGTCGGGGTCCATTCGCATTTTCCCCAGAGCTAGTTCCATAAAATCCTTCCACGGTAGCTCCTCTAGCTTTACTGCTCCGCCTCTTGTTCGTTTCCCTCCGTATCGCCAGCCGACAACGCTGTTGCTAAGACCTCAGCCGCGCATCTCATGCCTTCTGCAAGACCAGCATTGAAAACAGCGAGACCAACGTCTTTTTCGTTGACGTTATTACCGCCGCCGCGAATGACTGGGGTAAGAATGCCAACAATCTCCGTCATCGAAATGTCTGCCTCCTGCAAACTGTTAGCTATTTTGACGACACCTTTTCCTAGTGATGACTCAATTCGCATAATTGCATCAAGAGTCACCCTCGATTGCCACTTCTGGGTCCCCAGAACTATCTCCAGTTCCCCTCTTTTTTTGTTTACCATTTTTAGACTCCTTGGCTTCTACCAATAGTGTTTCGCCCCGTTGGGCTAAGTCCACTGAGTTGACACAAATGAAGCCCTTGCCATTAGCGGTAAAGGCATCATCTACTTGGATTGCCGCTACAAACGGCACGCTAAAGACAGGATTTGAGGAAGTGGATTGCTGTTGAGCTACCCACTCCCCGCTATCCGTCTTGATCGTTACTTTAGACCAAGCCATTGTTCACGGCCTATGCGGCGGTGAATGTTACTGAACCGCTTGATTCCAACGTAACAGAATATGTCACTTCGCCATTATACTCACCAGCGTATTCAAGCGAGGCAATCATGAACTTGCCTTCATACGTTCCAAAGTCAGGAACGATGACTTGGTAGTTGCTGAACGCTGAAGCAGCAAACGCACCTTCTAGGGTTGTTTCTGACGCTGCATCAGTGAAGACGCCAGAGCCAGAGATTGAAACGGTTTGAATGCCACCGTTTGCTAACAACTCACGAACACCACTTGAGTCTTTGGTTGTTACGTCAACCGCTTCCTCATTGTGGGTGATTGAGGTTGAACGTAGACCGCCGACAGTCGTGTAGGTGTCAGCACTTGCCGCCGCTGTATTATCAGCGCCGATTTTGAGTAATAAGGCAGAGCCTTTTTGAGCCGCCATGTCTTCTCTCCTTAGCTATCAAACACAACGGCCCGAAACCGGATGACACCGTGCCGTGTAATTCCATCAGTTTCAATCAAAGTCGTCTCAAACTCCTGTTTGAGATTTACCAATGAAGCACCAGTAACACTTATATCATTATCATGCAGATTTGAATATATATCTTGCATGATAGTCTTTATCTCTTTGCGCCCTCTGTACTGAGACCAGACGTGAATGGTCAGAGTGTGTTCGTGAGCATCCTTGCCTTTTGTTGATATATTGTTTGACGTTTCATCGCCTATGACTATGTAGGGATACGATGAACCCTCTGGCACATCATCATAAACGCTAACGGCAGAACCGCTCACGCCAGTAATTCCAGCGCCGCTTAATTCACTATATATCGCCTGTTGCAAAGGCCATGAATAGAAGCCCATCAGTTAGCCCCCTTCGCAAGTTTTGCTATAAGGCGTTTTATCTTTGGCCTGTTTTCCTCAATAGCTGGATGCAAGAATGGCCTCGCTTGCATTTTACTTGTTCCAAACTCTAATGCAGCCGAATAATCAGCCCTGCTTTCTATTGAAGCACCTAAACCATCAGAATCAATCTGATGCACAATATTTGAAAGAAGGTAGCCAGTATCAGTAGCAGGCGCTTGACCTGGTGCTGATGCTATATGGGTTCTCCTTGGGTTGTATTTCTCATAAGTGATACCAGACTTTGCTCCAGAGGCGACACTCTGAACAGCGGTTTCTCTAACCATTGCCGCTGACTGAAATACCGCCATTTGCAGTGCTCTTCGATAATTTGCCTCTACCCTCTTATATGTTTCTTTCCTTATTATTTTTGTCTTTATCGCTGTCATGTTGCAACGCCTTCCTCACAAAGAATATCAAGGAACCTATCCCTGCTATCTCTGTTGATAGTGCGTTGAACATTAAACGTCCTGGTGTATTTCTTGCCCTGGACCCAATACTCATAGACAAGGCGGTTGGCGTGGGTAACGTCTCGCCTATGCCTTATGGTGATTATGTGGCTTATTCTCTCTTCTAGCTGCTCGCCAAAGAACCGTTCGCTACCTGTCCTTGGCTGTATATTGCCGAAAATGTTTGTTGAGGTAGACCAGGTTGATGCAGCACCGCCGCCACCATCTGCCGTCCTTGTGCGCGTTTGCAGCTTTAGCTTATGGCGCATCTTTCCAATCGAAACAGCCATCACGCTATTCCTGATTTATAGGTTGCCATGTAAGGCGTTGTCCCAAACCTCATGGACTTATATGGTTGCAAAAGGGACCGTATGAGCGGCGGGAATTCAATAACCCTACCTTCATCATCACCCCTGTGTTCGTATAGATGCACAATATATTGCATCATCGCCACGCGGATTGATTCTGGAATGTCCGTTGGATATGAGCCATAGCCAGCCGTGTAAGTTATCTCCATGCCGTTGGCTTTGCGTAGGTTTGTTGGGAACGATTGACCGTCCCTCAAAACCACACGCGCTGGGTCTCTAACCGTGTCAACGTAGTAAGCTGAAGATGACCAGGTGCTTTGCGTGTCAGCGTCGTCATAGTAAACGATGCTTGATACGGCTATTGCGGGAGCCACTGGCAGCTCAATGTAGTCTTGGTAGTAGGTCATGTAGGGACCAGTCTTCATTCCCTCCCACAAGCCGCTATCAACCTCTGAGATGCCATCGATAGAGAACTTGAGCGTGCGCGTGATTAACGCCTTGCCTGTGTAGTTCTCTGCAAAGTTTCTGGCAGCAATGATGAAACCTCTAATGAAGCCATCATCTATTTGATCGTCGAGACGCAGGAAGTCTTTTACTTCAGTCAGGCCCAATGGCTCATCTGCGGGTTTGGTGACTACTGTAATTCCTGACATCTCATTACCTCATATAAATTTAGGCCCCTTATACCATGCAAACGCCTATCATGTTTACCTTATTGTGGCTTTGTGGGCCAAGTGACCCCTGTAAGCATTCCGTTTGCATCAAGTGCTGCATCTGGGCTGTTAGCAGGCAAATCCCTTAACGCTTGGCGATAAGCGGTCTGCTCTGCGGTCATAGTCCTGTCTGATAGCGCCCACACATCTGTTGACTGCAATAACATATTTCTTCTTAACCGCAGCTCTCTAACGGCATCATAAGGTGTAAGTTCTGTGATTTTTGCCTGTATTTCAGCCCAAGTAACACCAAAGTCATTCGGGTCGCTTGACAAGATGGAGTAGCCATCAGCGTCTTCACCTGTAACTTTTTTGAATGCTTCTAAAAATTCGGCTTCAGTAGAAGGCTCACCGAGCATGGTGTACTCTTTTACTTCCAGTGCTTGAAGCGCATCAAAAATTGTAGCCATTTCAATTCCCTTAACTTGCCAATTCAATAGCAGTTATCGTTGAAACACCATTGCCAGAATAAACCGTATTCGGGTTACCTGGTCTATTAAGGTAAGCGACGTCTCCATATCCACTGGTGCTTACTCTTATCGCAATATTATAAGTAATTGCTGATGTTGTGTTTGGTGAGTCTAACTCTGCGAAAGAGTGGCTCTGGACACCGTGTAAATGATGACCAGAAGCATATAAACCACCAGCTTGTGCTGTGTGCTGGTTGCCAGTGTGCGTTCCGACAGATAAATCAGTCGTACCTCTACGCAGTCGCATAGAAAATTCTTCCCAACCGTCTATTGCAATCGAACCAATATTGGCAAAACCAAACACAAAAATCTTACTGGATGTTGATGATGGAGTTATTGATACCGCAAGACTTGACTGCGTGTATGAGGTGCTCGTAAATGTTTCTGGTCCCGTCATAGTATAGCTTTTAACTTGAAGAACTTTTCCTTCTGTAATTGACTTGTAGCTATACGTTCCATCACCATCAGATTGAATTACGTTTCCAGATGAGCTTGATCCATCGATAGAGAGATTTGAGAGGTTGTTTCTAAGCATCTCAAACCCACCAGCGGTAGAGCCATCATGAACAACCGCCACGTCTTTTGTCGTGTTTACTGTTATCTCGCCAACTGCGCCCGTGAACGTGCTATGCTGAGAAGTTGTTCCGCGCCTATGTTGGAACGTAGTTGCCATGATTATCTCCTATACATCATCGCCATCGTGGACCCCTTACCCACGAGACGAGACTATATGTAATTTTCCTTAATCATTAAATGTTCGTGCCCGTCCAGACTTTTTTAAGCCAATTATATTCGTTCGTGATTTGTGTTTGGGTTAGTTCGCCCTTGTACCAAAACGCCGTTGCATAACTAAACGACGATGCATTGTCGCCATATGCGTCTCCACACAAACCAAATCTTGCGTCTGTTGGACTTGGTGCTGTTCCATTTGTGCGATGCGTTGTTAATGTAGCGCCGTTCCAGCTAGACTTTAGCGTTCCCGAACTACTAACGGTAACAACCAAAAAATACCAGTTTCCGTCTGTTTTGCCTGTACCTATTTGGGTCCAAACGTCACTAGTGTTTGTATCTTCTCCAACATAAACATAACCACCAGCGTTCTCAAAGTTCATACGAACAAATAAATGATTATCAGTTCCCGTATCACCATAGTGGATTAAGCCACTTTGTGTAGTGCCTTGATTATGATAAAAGAGACATCCAATAGAAATACCGTGCGTAGTTGGCGCAAATGGATCTGCCGCAGAGAAGTTTGTTGTCATATCAGATCGATCTGCTGAAAACTGCAGAACACTGTTTCCGCCAAGAGAACCAAACGAACCATATGATGTCAATGGTAGTGTATCAGAAATAGCTGATGTTCCTATAGCCTTATTAACTATGGTGCTGCCTGATATTGATGAACTGTCACTCATGTCCATATAGAACCAAGTGTTATTGTCACGTTGAATTGGACTTGGTGGCGGTGGACCAATTAGGCTCCAGTTAAAGCCATTATAAACTTCAACTTGGTTTTCTGTTGTGTTAAATCTCAACTGTCCTTCAACGGCTGTTGATGGTCTTTGAGCAGTCGTCCCTTTTGCAAGCAAGAGTGCTTCAGTAGATGACGATAGGTCTACGCCGTAACTAGCTGTGGCCATTTTGGCTGCGTTGTCATAGTAAAGTGTTACTGCACCATTTTGACCTGCAACAAATTGATTTTCCGTTCCAGCCGCATTTTTAAACGCAAACTGGTCAGATAAAAAGTTTAGGTTACCTGTTCCTGCATCTTTAATAACACTATTCGACCCATCGTGATAAATCTGTAAATCTGCCGAATTTCCAAAAGTAGCCTTCACATTGTCACTAAATGAAAGGTCACCACTCGTCTTAGTGTCAGCCGTATCGCTTCTAAGGAACTGCGTGCTATCAATCCCATCTAAAGTATTGGCATCTGAAGAAACAGAAGGTGTATTGGTAAAATTATTATAATCAAGATAATAGGCACCAGATTGCCCGTCCAATAAGTCAGCATCTAAACCTGACCCTGCACCGTCTACAGTTTTAATCTTAGTTAAAACATCAGCGGCGGTATAACTAGACGAGGCAAGTTTAGCATCTAACGCTGTCTGTAGGCCATCAACATTGCTTATGATATGATTGTGGCTATCATCAGCAACAGTGACTACTATGCTTGTCGTTCCACTTCCAGAAGCATCGCCAGACAGCGTGATAGTTTGATTGGCCTGCAAGAAGCTAGCGGCCTGTATACCATCCAGCGTATCTGCATCTAAACCACTACCCGCGCCATCTACTGTCTTAATTGCGGTCAATATTTCAGAGGCTGTTTGATCGGCTGTAGCGCCTGACTCAATGCCATCCAGCTTTGCCCCATCAACCGATAAATCTCTGCCATCTACCGTCTGTGCGCCCGACATGACTATATTGCCAGTCATCGTACCGCCAGCTAAAGGCAGCTTGGTAGCTATGCTGTTCGTGACGGTTGTGCTGAAGTTTGCGTCATCACCCAGAGCAGCGGCTAATTCATTAAGCGTGTCAAGTGTAGTTGGAGCGCTGTCAACCAAACCAGAAACAGCCGTTTGAACGAATGCCGTTGTGGCTATTTGGGTCGTATTGGTTCCAGATGTTGCTGTAGGTGCTAAAGGCGTTCCAGTAAAGGTTGGGGATGCAAGAGGAGCTTTAGCGTCCAACGCAGTCTGCAACCCGTCCACGTTACTGATAACATGGTTATGACTGTCGTCTGCAACGGTCACCACAATCGATGTAGTGCCTGAACCGCTAACGTCTCCTGACAGCGTTATTGTTTCATTACCCTGTAAGAAGCTGGACGCCTCTATGCCGTCAACAGTATCAGCATCTAAGCCAGAGCCTGTTCCATCAACCGTCTTAATTGCTGTTAAGATTTCAGAGGCGGTTTGATCCGCTGTTGCGTTTGCCTCTATACCATCCAGCTTTGTTCCATCAGTGGCAACATCTCTTCCATCAACAGTTCCGCTAATTGATAGGTTTCCGTTGATTGTTATATTGCTTTCAAACGTACCGCCATTGGCTTTTGAAACCGTGTCCTGAACGCTACCGATGTCATAAACAATAATTTCAATCGTGTCTGAAACGGTAGCACCAGTATCAAGAACAACTGAAGTCTTGCTTGTGGCGGTATAGTCTGCGGGAGCTAATAAAACGCCGTTTTGGTATACATCAACATAGGCGGCATCTTGATATTTCAAAGTCGCGCCGTTTGTATCAGCGCCACTAAATGTCGTCTGGCTAGCTGTAGCCGTATAGATAAACCTGTTTCTGATGCCTGTGTTTGGTGTTCTACCTAAATATGGCATTGCCTGCTACCTCCATCTTGGGCCTCTGACCCACGAGACTAGGCTATATCTAATCCCTTTTGTGACCTCAGTCACCCTGTGCTGTAAATAAGACGGAAAAATAAGGACTGACCCTTGCTTCCTAAAGTCTTCAAAATTTGGTGTTTGAACTTCGTGGAATTCAAACCCGCCGCCTTCATAGGTATCTGGGTCTGACAACTGCAATACCATAGATAATTTTCTATCGTAGTTTTTGTTATTTTGCCAATCAATATCGTGATGCCAGTCATACTTTCCACTGTAATCTGCGTGATATTCAGTGAATTGCATCTCACGCATTTCTTGTTGAATGTCTACATTAAAGGCTACAGCGTTTGCTTCATTAATTAATCTTAAAAAAATTCCTTCAAGATGTGGTTCATTTATCCATCGGACTTTAGATTTTCTATGCTCATCCACTTGATTGAATATTGTAGCATCTACAGGTTCAAGTTTTGAAAATGTGTCAATCATTGATTCACAGAAATCTTTTCCTACGGCAGCTACAAAAAGTTGCCAATTATCTCTGTGCATTGACTTTACTCATATTATAATACTGCAATGCTTCGTAATAACCGTTATTTGGTGGAAGCTCAAACCACCCTGTTAAGATAAATTTATCATTAGAATAAGGCGGATTACCCCTATGTGGATGGGTTATTCCAGCGGGCCAAATTACCAGCGTGCCTGTTTCTGGCTTTATTTTTCTTTGCTGATAAAGAAACTCCGTTTCACCGCCTTCTTGTATGTCGTTTAAGTATATTGACCAGACTAAGGCTCTGTTACAAGCATTACCAGCACCTTGTTCAATGTGCCATATGGAAAACCCACCGCCTATTTTGGTCATTTGCCAATTAAAAGCAAGCGATGACACAGTAAGCAAAGAAAGAGATGATACCTCAGATGCGTATTCATCATACCCTTTGAATATACATTCTTGAATGATGTCGTACCACTCTCCTAAAACACGCGGCACAGTAATTCTAATGTCATCTCTTGCAAGAGCGCGTTCTTTTAATTGATCTTTACCGCGAAAAACATAATCAGTCTCTGAATTTATATAAGGTAATCCAGCTTCAATTATGCTTTCACAGTTTTCTTTAGACAGAGCGTTAGGTTTAACGTAAATAAAATTGCTGATATTGTATGGTGTCATTTTTTACTCTTCTGGCTTTGTTGGCCATACAATATTAAACCATTCAGTATCTGTATAGTCAGCATCCCATTTTAATTCTACATTCGGATAAGTGGCTGGCAAATCCCGCAAAGCGTTACGATATGTTGACCATTCTTCTTGTTGTTCTGTAGTTAATCTTGACCATCTTGTTGGCATTTCAATATAGTCTGTTTCTGCTAATAAACTGTCTCGTATAGAACGAACTCTTTCCATAGCATGAACACCCGTAACGTCTTCAGGCGGAATCCATTCCGCTATAGGACCATAAACCCCTGCAATAGCGTTAGCCCAAAGAACGGCTGTATGTGGTTCTGGATCACCTGTTTCAACGGCTGTAAAAGGAACATACTCTTCGTCTAGTTCGTCAAAATCAACTTCCATATCAATCATCGTGTGTTCTTTGTTTGCCCATTGCAAATTACGAACACTATTTATAGTTCTCACTGCCATTCTAATAATTCCTATTAAGCTGTTCTACACCATAAATTAAACGACATAAAATTTTGATTGTATGGACTACTGTAATACGGAAAAGAACTGCCTGGACCCATGTTCCGCCATGTACCAGTTGACAAAGACTGATTACCACTTAAATTATTTTCGTTTATACCTGTGTTTTCTAATCGGACATTACGAGTATTTCCAAAATCGGCAACCAGCCACATCTCATTAGATCCGTTTGCCAAATATATTAATTGTGAACCCGCTCTTGTATTTCCAACATTTACATACTGAGTATAGTTTCTGTTCCATCTTGTTAGAAAAAACGCATAACTACCTATAGCAGCAAAATTTGTTGAAGGTGTTCCAGACGGACCCGCTGGTCCAGTTGGTCCAGTTGGCCCAGTGGGACCAGTGCCGCCAGATGGTCCAGTTGGACCAGGCGGGCCTGATGGACCAGTGCCGCCAGTTGGTCCTGGGGGACCAGCGGCTCCCGCTGGACCAGTGCTTCCCGTTGGTCCAACTGGTCCTGTGGGACCAGTTGCGCCAGTGTTTCCCCGTGGAATAGTAAAATTGAAAGTTGCGGCAGAACTTGAACCGCTATTTGTTACTGATGCATTGCTACCAGCGGCACCAGTTGTAGTTGTTCCAACCGCTATAGTCGCCGCTGAACCAGTCGGACCAGTAGGGCCTGTCGCTCCGTCAGAACCAGCTACACCCGCTGGTCCAGTTGGTCCCGTGGGACCCGCTGGTCCAGTTGGCCCAGTGGGACCAGCAAGAGCTACGTTAGCAACAGTACCTTTTTCCCAGCGCGATTCTGAAACATCGTAAACAGGAATAAGGTCTGTGCTGGCATATGTCGTGTCGGTGGTGAAACCCGTTAGCGCATTGCCAACATTTGTGGCATCAGTAACATCCGCTGACGCTTCAATGCCGTCTAGCTTGGTTCCATCTGTTGCTACATCACGACCATCAACCGTGCCGCCGACCGTGATATTTCCTGAAGTCGTGAGAGTGCTTACACTCAAAGGCGCTGCGGTAATTGTTAGGTCACCAGTGCTTGCGCCAGTAGCGGTTGTAGTTCCTAGAACAAAGCTGTCAGCCGACTCATCCCAGCCCATAAAAGCATTGTCGCCAGTGGTGCCGCGCTCAATAACAATTCCGCTATCGTTTGCGTTGGAAGATGCGCCGTTGTTAAGCTCGATAAGGTTGTCACTTACTACGGTGTTAGTCGTGTTCAGCGTTGTCGTTGTGCCGTTGACCGTCAGGTCTCCGCTTATCGATAGATTAACCGCCGTTGCTGTCCCAGTTAGCGCAGGGCTTGCTAGGGGTGCCTTGGCGTCTAATGCTGTCTGTAGACCATCAACATTGCTGATAACGTGGTTATGGCTGTCATCGGCTACTGTAACGGAAATAGAAGTAGTCCCAGAGCCGCTCACGTCGCCACTGAGCGTGATAGTCTGGTTGCCTTGTAGGAAACTAGCAGCCTCAATACCATCAAGCGTGTCAGCGTCTAAACCAGAGCCAGAACCGTCTACGGTTTTGATTGCCGTTAATATCTCTGAAGCTGACTGGTCTGCGGTTGCCCCAGACTCAATCCCGCTTAGTTTTGTCTTCTCTGCATCAGTGAACGCATTTGTGTCAGAGTTTGACTCATACGCTGTTTTGATTTCAGAAGCTGACTGGTCTGCGGTGGCATTGGCTTCAATGTTATCTAGCTTGCTGCCGTCTGTTGCCAGGTCTCTACCGTCTACAGTTCCGCCTACGGTAATATTCCCAGTGACAGAAACATCTTGAGTGAATGTGGTGTCAATCTCAATCGTAGATGGCGGCGAAACAGTCTGAACAGCCGCACCCAGGTGAATGACATAAATGTTATTCGTTCCAGTAGCAGGCGCTGATGTAAATGTTAAGGTTGTTCCTGATACGGTATAGTCTACAGTTGGCTCCTGTAGCGCATCATCAACAACTACGCGCAGACCGTTCGTGGTTGCGCTTTGTGATAGCGTGAACTCTGTTGCAGAGTTATTGCCACTGAATGTGTCTTTTACGACACTTGAATAAGATTCGGCGGGAGTATTACCAATATAAGGCATCAAGTAATCTCCAGAATAGACATGACAGCATCAACAGATGATGCGGTATCCGACTTAACCTTTATACTATCATTCGTTTCCAAAACCACTTTTTGATCGCCACCTATTATGACGATTGCACCGCCACTTGGTAGCGGCGCTTCTTTGATAAGATAGGTGTCATTCGTTCCATCATTAACGGTTGCATCAACTAAAATCTGTGATGCGCTTGTGTTTGAAAGAACCAGACCAATCACGGTAACTTGCGTTGACGATGCAACGGTATAGCTTCCAACGGCTGTCAGAGATGTTCCAATTGACCTAGATAGCTTGCGCTTGAAAGTGTTTGCCATTTATCTACCCCAGAGCTATGGCAAGCGCCACGGCGGTGCCTGCTTGGTCTACGTCAAGATTGCTCCGCGCAGTCGCGGCGTTATTCAAATCTGATAGATTGTTTGCTGCCAATAAAGCGCCAGATGCGCCGCCTAGCTCTACGATGGAGCCGTTTGTGTGCTTTGTGTATATTTTGCCGTCAGCGGTATTAACGGCGATTTCACCAACCAATAGGTCTGAAGATGTTGGAACGTCGCTGGCTGTGCTAGATCGCTTGTGCTGTATCGTGTTTGCCATTTACCGCCTCTTTCTTGCGTCGTCGTTGCGTTAGCTTTGACAACTCTTCTTTAGCATATAATTCACGTTCCATCGCCTCCTGGCGTTCTTTTTTAACCTGTAGAAGCTCAACTCGTATTGCGCTTATCTCTTGCATCAGCGTTGTGTTTTTGTCCTCAAACGCTGACTTATTTGATGTCATCGCATTCAGAGCTTTTTGCGCTTCCTTTAACTGCTCCGCCTGTTGATCCGCTAACGTCAATTTATCATTCAATTCTTTGATGCGGAGATTGGCTAATCTTAGCTTTGCTTCCGCATCCAAGAACTTACCGAGAACTTCGCCTAGATAGGCTTCCTGGGTTGCGACTAAGGCCGCATGATAGGGGTTCTGCTGAACCGCATTCTCACTCATGGTTAATATGTCCCGCAGTCGATGGTCTTGTTATCAAGTGTCTGAGTGTGGCTAGCAAAGACGAAGGTGTCATTGCCAGTTAAAAGAGGCATTGTGACCGTTCTATCAGCCGCCAACTCTGAAACCGCGAAGATGTATTTATGGTCTGCGCTGGTGTCGTTTATTTGTGGCGTCGTTAGAATTGGGCTGGTCAGCGTCTTGTTGGTAAGCGTTTGCGTGTCGCTTGTGCCAACAATCGTTCCGCTTGGCGCGTGCTGCCCGTCTAACAAGTCAGCGTTCAAGTTGCTGACTGCCGTTGTTGAGGCAATAACCAGAGGAGCGGTCCCAGTTGTAACCGTAGAGGTAATCTGGCTGGATGCGCTTACGCTAGTGAAAGCACCTGTGCTTGCACTGCTTGCACCAATCGCGGTTCCATCAATATTACCAGCGTTGATGTCAACCGTTGCAAGTGTGGCCGTGCCGCTGGCGTAAAGGTTTGACCACTGGTTGCTTGCGCTACCAAGGTTGTTTCCGCCATTGGTTGATGGGCTAAATTCAGAGCCTGTGATGAAGATTTCATCCGCCGCGCCTATTTTAATGTCGATTCGGTCATCAGTGTCTGCGGTGATGCTTGTGTCGCCATCAGCGTCTAGGATTAGCTCGTTGCCATTCATATCCAATGATGAGGCAATAACTGCCGAGGTAATCGTTGGATTGCCTGAGATATTACCTTCGATGTTGGCTTTCAGGGTTGCCTTGTTGAAGCCTGCATCCCCAGTGTCAACGGTAGTGGTAGGCTCTGCGCCTACGCCGTCGAACAGAATGAACTTGCCGCTGTCTGATGCGTCACGAACGAAACCCGCATACTTGTCAGAGCCGTCATTGTAGAGGGCATAAAAACCAGTATCTACAGTGTCGCCGCTATTGTCTTTGGCGTACTTAACCAGCGGGTCCGCAACTGTAACAGTTGTTGAGTCAACTTGAGTTGTGGTTCCTTGAACGGTCAAGTTACCAGTGATGGTAAGGTTGCCGCTCATCGTGTCTGATTCATTGCTCTTCAGGAATGCACCCTCACCACCAATCTCAAGGATGGTGTCGTCATTCATGCGGTAGAAGAGTTTCTTGGTGGCTTCAGTAAAGCCTATTTCACCTTTGGCAATCTCTGACGTAGTAGGTGCGGCAGAGTCGGTAATATTTCTTTTAATCTTTATGGTGTTAGCCATGTCAGTCTCCGTTAATAGGTGCCAGCATCAATCTCTTGCGTGAACTCCCATCTGTCACTGCTAGAGCTATATTTCAAAAGGTCTCCATCTGTCGGCGCAGTTTCAGAATTTGGAAGTCCTTTGCCGCCAATGGTATTGGGTCCCGCTGGCCCCTGTGTGCCGACTGACACGACTTCAACAGTTGTAGCATCAATAATAGCTTCGTTGGTAGTCTCAACAATCGTAACGGTTTTTCCAGTCATCTAGTGACCTCCCGTTTTATTGTGAACGTGCCTGCAATTAGTTTTTCAATGGTTGATCCACTAACCAACTCCAAATCATAAACACCCTCAACAGGGTTTAGAGAAGCCGTGTCAGCGGCAGAAATCGTTAGGACTATAGTCCCAGTTGAGCCCGTAATAGCTATCCTGCCATTCTCAGTAGTCAACTCTATCAAAGGTGCGGCATCTTCAATGTTTTTGCGTAGCTGCATCCTAGCGGTGTAACCACTCAAATCAATGGCGTCACCAGAGCTATTTTTATAGGTGATGCTTCTGCTAAAGGTAGAACCTTGCTCCATTGAAAAGTGATAAACGCCAGCCGTCATTCTACGTTACTCCGCCTTCTTTGCTTTTGGCTTCGCCTTTGGTTTTGGCTTGCTGGCTGTCTTGGTCTCTTCTGGTGCTGCATTGCCGCCTATTTCATTAGCGGCCCCAACCTGTACGAAGTAGGAAAGCGTCTTAACTTGCCAGCCTTCTTTGCCTTCATACTCTTGACCCATGACGTAAGTCATAGTTTCACCGCCTGAAGCGTTAGCCATCCCAACGGCGTTCTTTAACATTACTATCTTCATAATAACTCCTTTCGGATTGGGGAGCCCGAAGGCCCCCCGCACCTATGGTGTTATGCCATTTCCAAGAGCTTCATTGCCTCGGCTAGCACGACCTCACCACCTACACGACGACGAGCAAGGTAACGAACATTGCCTGTCGATGCTTGGGAGTATGGGTCACGCAATACTGACAAGGACACGCGGTCAACAATCATGTAGCCACGGCGGAAGTCGCCGAAGATGATTGGCTTTGTGCCTGTTGCAATGTCAGCCACATCTGGAGCCTCAACATAAGGATGGCCCAAGATTGTGTTTGGCAAACCAGCTTGGCCGCTGAAGCCTGTCTGGAAGATGTACTGACCAGCGGTATCTTTCAGCTTACGAATAGCGCCAAGGGTGGTGCGATTCATCATGAAAGATGCGTTGCGAGCATAATCTGCTTTGAGGCTATGCACGAACTCAACCATTTCGTCAGCCGTGATTGCTGTAGCAGAAGCACAGGTCACGCCAGAAGCAACGGCAGAGGCCGAGTCAGTGATACCAGTTGGCTTGTTGGTGCCGTTACCAGAGATGAAAGCTGCGCCTTCAGCCTTGGCGAACTGCTCCGCGAACTCAAGGTTCATTTCAGCTTCAAGGTCGAAGACGGAATCTTCAAGCAATGCAGATGAAATATCAACCAGAGCGTAAAGCTCATGAGTTGGGATGGTGTTCAGGCTTGTGGTGTAGCCAGTCGTCTCAGAGCGAGTACCAGCTTCAGCCGTCCAAGCAGCCGCAAAGGAAGCGGTTTTGCTTGGTACTTCGATTTCCTTGTTGCTGGTTTGGCGTACACGCGCAACCGAGCGAACAGGGCTAATCTCAGTGATGACTTTGATAAGCTCTTCCACATATTCGGCAGGGGCTAAGTTACCAGCGGTGGCAGCGGTGCCAACCACAAGCGCCTTTTGCTCTACCTCATCAAGACCTTCCTTGCCTTTGCGAAGGAAAGTTTCCCAGATGCGGATGCTGTCATCTACTTGCTTTGATTCAACGCCTGCATTTGGACGCTTCATCATTGCTTCGATGCTGTTGAGCTTCTCGGAAAGCTGCTCGGCAGATTTGCTCTGCGCGACGAGCTTCTGGTTGAAGTCCTCGAATTTATCAAGGTCTTTCTCAATAGCAGCAAGTTTGCCCTCAAGGATTGGGTCTACGCTGCCTTTTTCTTCGATTTGCTTTAGACGCTCGTCATTGACCTTTTTGAATTCCTCAAAGGCACCAGCCATTGCGTCTACAGCGGTCTTGACTTCATCAGTCATTTCTCACCTCGTAGATTTAGGGTTTAAGGATGTTTGTGAAGCGTTTCAACGCTTCGAGAACTTCAGGCGCTTCGTCTTTCACAGCATCCCGCTGTTCCAGTGCCTTGGTCAAAGCCGCTGCTCCAACCTTCGCTTCGTTCCTGGAAAGGTTCCCTGCATCCCGCAAGATTTCTT